CTAAGCTCGCATTCAGTGAGGCTGTTCAGGACGTGATGGAGAAGGATGATCTCTCATACGAGGATGCAATTCGTGAAGCTGCGAAGAAGTATCCTAAGTTGTATGAAGCCTACTTCTCGCACGTTCCTCAAAGGTAGAAAGGAGGAAACAATAAGTGGCTGATTCAGCATTTGTTCTTGCTCGCGGTTATGATGCAGCAGCAGCGGTTACTAAACACCGTGCTGTCAAGCTAACGACCGCAGAGAACACAGTTACACCCGTAACTGCCGCCTCGGATGTGGTTGCTGGTATTGCAGAGTTTGATTGCACAGCGGCAGACATGCTTAAAGGCAAGGGCGTAAACGTACAGCATATGGGTATTGCTCAGGTAGAAGCTTCAGCAGCTATCGTTGTCGGTGCTCTTGTTGGTCTTGCATCCGATGGTAGGGCTGCTGCGGCAGGAGCAGGTGTTCGAACGATTGGTCTATGTGTTGGTAATCCCGCAGGTGGAGCAGGCGAGCGCATTAGTGTTCTGCTCATGGTGCCTGGTGTCCTTGGTGTCGGCGTCTAGAAAGGTGGTGAGAAGGTATGTATGATCCTAGTGCTCTTTACACTGATCCTATTCTCACTAACCTTTCGGTTGGTTTCAAGGATCAGTCTCTATACGGTGCTGAACTGTTTCCGATCACGCCGGTTAGTACGCAGTCCGGTAGGTATCGCGTCTTCGATAGGTCTGATTGGTTGATCTTCGAGGATAGACGTGAACCGGGAACGGTTGCTCGTGAGGTCCGTGGTAGGAAGTGGAGTGAAGATACGTTCAAGACTTCGGAGCATTCACTTCAGTCTGCGGTCTTCGATGAAGAAAATCAGAACTTGCAGTCTTTGGGTGGATATGCAGATCCCGCCTTTGGTGGAGCTTTGCAGATTGATCCACACGCAGATGCAACCAAGCTGATTACTCGCGCGATTCTGCTTCGACACGAGAACAAAGTGTCTACGCTGATTCGTGATACTGCTCAGTATCCAGTTGCAAACACCGTGACGCTTGCTGGTGCGCAGCAGTGGAATGATTACACTGGTGGTGTAGCTTCTACCTCCGATCCAGTGGCAAACATTCTTACTGCCATGAGGGCTATTTGGTCAGCCACTCGTAGGTATCCTAACGTGCTTGCGATTCCGACTATGGGTATGTCGTATATCGAGAACCATCCACGAGTCGTGGAGAGGTTCAAGAATTTCCGACTTACTCAGGATGATGCCTTCCAGCTTCTTACGGGGTTTGAGGGTAAGATTGTCAACGTTGACTCTGTTTACAATGCAGCCGATAACGTTGATGCTACGCAATCGATCACAGACTTCTGGGGTAAAGACGTGTGGCTTGGAATCGTCGATCCCAACCCTGGTCTTTATACTCAGACGTTTGGTAAGACGTTTTCGCAGACGTATCCTGATGGGAGTATTCGACCCGCAGACCGTTGGCGTGAAGAGGGACGCAAGGCAGACATGGTGCGTGTCTCTATGAAGTATGATCTGAAAGTTGTCTCCAATATTGCCGGTTATCTTGTTAAAACGGCTTTTGGTGCAACTGCATTCTAAGACAGGAGAGAATAGATAATGGCATACTATGCGTGGTCGGCTATTCAAGCTGGTACGCTAGAGAGTCCTATTGCCATCGCTCGGGGTGCCAAGGTCACTGCAAAGGATCTTGGCATCCCCGCAGCGGAGTTTCAGGCACTAGTGGACTCAGGCGCAGTTCGAGACAGGCCTTTTCCTGCACCTAAAGAATATGAAGGTTCTGCAATTGATTATCTTCGAGATCAATTGGCTGAAGCTAGTTCAAGTATTGAGGAAGCAAGCGCACAATTTGATGTTGAAGAGCTTGAAAGTGAGCATTAGTGCTCGCTAGTTTCGACGACGTTAGAACCCATTTACCTGGTGATAAACTTCAGGTAACTGATGGAAACCCTGAAATCGATCTTTTTCAGGTTGACATTGAAAGACTGATTAAGGGCTATCTTAGCAGTGTTTTCTCTGCTGCAACTCTAGCTCTGTGGGACGAGCCTGCCAATACGCCTGGATATATACGTGGGTGTGCTGGCAGGCTCGTTGCCGCTTTTTACTATGCAAAGCGGTATTCAGTGGATATTCCCGACTGGGACAAGACGTATCCACAACGGCTATACGACGAAGCTATGGCAATGCTTGAACTTGTTCGTAGCGGTGACGTTGTACTAGAAGGAGTAACTGAAACACCCGGTACAGCGTTCGACAGTTCATTCTATTTTCCCGATAGTACAGCAAGAGAACCAGCTTTTACAATGGATATGCAGTGGTAGGGATTTTTGAATGAAGTACAAGAAGGCAAAAGAGTATGCCTTCTCTAAAATGAAGAAAGATCGCTACGGTCCAAATACAAGTGCAGACCTAGCAACACTCAAGTTTGATTTGAAACCAAAACAAAGGATGAGGTTAACCGAAGAATGCCGCCTGTATCATTCCCGGCAACAGTAGGACTCGATTTTGAGTGGCTAGAACCTGGGCCTGCTGCTATCAACTTTCAGCTTGTCGCTATGGAGGAGTATCTTGAGGACACTCAGGCACTTGCCGAGTTGGCACAGGCTGCCGCGCAAGTTGATATGGCTCGACATTTTGTTACTGAAACCGATCCTTCCGGTAATCCCTGGACACCACTCGTTCAGCCTGCTCCCGACCAACAGGGAATCCTTCAATTGACAGGTGAAATGCGAGATGTTTCTATCTCCGATGAGCCCTGGACAGCAACCCCTGTGGGGGTCTTTTTCAACACAGGCGTCCTTCCCGATTATTGGCGATATCACGAACAGCCTGAAGGTGGAGGACAGAGAATTCCACAACGGCAATTCATTGGGCTATCTGCTGATACTGAGGGAGAAATTGAGCGAACTGCTGATGGTTGGTTAATGGGGGGCATCATGCTTGGCACTAGAGGATTTGTTCGCCAGGGACGCGCACCCGCGGGAGTATTCACGAGACTTGGCTAATGGCAATGTATTCTCGCCCAGAGGAATTGCTAGAAGCATTCCGAGAGTTGTTCATAGCAAAAGGAGAAATATTAGGATTTGCATATATAGCTACACAGGAAGAGAATTTGATCCCAGAGTATCCAGCAATAGATATCTCTATGGGCCCTCTATTGCGCGAAGATCATGGTACGCAACGTTTTTTGGTAACCTTCGAAGCTTCGTTCTGGATCTACCACGCAAGCTTGGAAGGTACTCCAACCGAACGCAGCATTGAGGACATGAAGCTTGCTACTAAGACCGTCCAATTCCTCCACGAATTCAACAATCGAGCACTACGCGAAACTGACATAAGCGAAAACAAACTAGTTGGAGGATCAGGAAGAATCGTACAGGAGATTCCAGGTTTTGTTTCCCCCGCGCCAAATAGGTCAATCATTACTACTCGCCTAATTTGGCGAGGACAGTCACAAGTTAACTACGAAGATTCGTAAGGGAGGTTAAATGAAGGTTGAACTCAACGATCCATCAATAGAGAAGGGTAAAGAACTCTATGTGAATGGACTTGGTTCTTTGGAGAATGGTAAAGCCGTTGAGTTCTCCAATGAGCAGATTGAAGAGTTTGAAATGTTTCAAGGTAGAAGTATTAGAGAAGCGTTTGCTGCAAATCCCAATATCAAACTTTCAGTGGCGAAGGGTGGTGATGATTAATGCCGGCGGGTCTATCTGGATCAGGGCATATGGGGTTCGCTTTTGAAACTACAAAGGGAACTTATGTAGCTCCTACGATTTATGTTCCAATTCTAAGCGAGAGTTTCCGTTATGTTGAGGATCGTTACTTCTCACCACAGATTCGACAAGCTACCGAATTCTCTGATGTCAAGCAAGGCTACTACCACATTGAAGGAACTGTTGAAATGGAAGTTGACGTTAACTTCCTTCCATACTTCCTTTTTTGCACTAGGCATACTCCTGCATCTGCGGCGGGAGTCTATACGTTTGTTCCTTCAACTGCTGGATCTACTTCTACAGCAGCTTCGGGTATGGTACAGCGTACAGCGTCGATTACGACTACACGAAACGGTATTGCTCGTGGATATGCAGGCTGTACTTGCGGATCTTTCCGTTTCTTTGTAGATGGTGGCGTTCTCAAAGTCGAAATGAACATGATCGGCGAGAGCGATAGCGCACAGTCCGTTCCTACGCCTACGTGGGCTGCGCCTCAGTTGTTCGGTGCGGATGCACATTACATCAGGACTGACGCCTCGGGAGCCGCTCCTGCATTCGCAGGTTCAGCGTCTCTAGATTTCAACGGCTTCGAATGGCAGGCTGACTTCGGAGCCGAGGCTCAGAACAGAATTGTTGCTACTAGAAGTGCAAGCTATGTTTCATTCGGGCAGACTGTAATTACGATGACCACTGAACTCGACTTCGTTGACGTTACTGAGTATAACAACTTCGTTGCAACTACCCAGAAAGCTATTCGGTTCGAATCGCTTAATGGTGGCGCAACGTTTGCTGCTTGTACTCAGGGCGTTCAGATCGATACTCGGAGAGGAGTGTATGAGACATATGATCTCGGGCTTTCAGGTCTTGCTGATCTGATTATGGCAGGAGTTACGATGCAAGGTATCGGCATCGCTACTGCTACCTCGTATACGATTAAGGTCAAGTCCCCGGTTACGATAACGTAGCCACTACACAGGAGAGAACATGCCAGTTGCTACTCGTAAAATGGAAACCGTCCGGCGGGAGTTGAAGTCGGCTCCCCCGGACGGTTTTGTTGTACTTAGACAGCTTTCGTATGACGAAATGCTTGAGCGCAGGGATGGTGGAATTAAGATTCTCATGGAGCAATCTCCCGGTAGGAACGTCGATGCCAAGACTTCCATGCAGATTGCAAACAGATGGTCAAATCAGTTTACTTTTCCTCGTTGCATTACCGACCACAATCTTACTGATGAGAACAGTGTGCCCCTCAACTTTGCAGGTAATATTGAACTGATCTTCAAAAGTCTCGATCCAAAGGTCGGTGCAGAGATTGAGAAGTACATTGATGAATTGAATCAGGAGGATGAGTCTGAGGATTTTACACCTGCTGCGTCCTCCTCCTCGCAGGATGGGATCAAGCAGCTAGAAATCGATACTCCCCAGAGCTAGTTCTCGAATGCCATAGATGGATAAGAATTACTCGTATGGTAGAGCACTTTCATGTTCTACCATACGAGGGAGGCTTGTTCGACCAACCCGCAGGAGTCATGTTCAAGATTGAATCTGTACTACGTGCGGATACTTCAAGTGAACGTGATAAGAATAAAGCCGAAGCCGAAGATAAAGTAGAGGCTCAAATTGCTGCCCAGAAAGGTGCGGAAATAAGTGGCGTTCGGAGGCCGTGAGCTTAGGCTGATCCTTTCGATTCAGTCCTATGGGACTGGCAATATTCAGCGTCTCCGACGTGATATCATGTCGCTCGGAACTGCTACCGATATTGCTAATAAACAGCAGTTGCTCCAAGCTAGGTTGGCACAAAGAGCAATAAGAGTCGGTGCTGCCCAACAGCAACTAAAGGATGTTAGAGCTGGTCTGCCTCTGTATGCTGCACGTAACAAAGCAATGGTACAATGGGGTCGTGCTAATGCTGGTGTGCTTTCGTCACAGGCA